GAGGGAAGAAACGATCCCTCAATCTTTCACGCAGTATTTATGGCAGGCGCACCAGGCGCAGGCAAATCTTACGTGTCTGATTGGATGGCATTAGGACCACAACTTGGTTATAAAGTAATTAATTCAGATATGGAATTCACACGTTATATGAAAGAAGCAGGTTTGACTGATGATAAAGGTGCAGTTGTACTTGATCCTAAAACAGAATTTCAGCGCGGTGTTGTAAGAACTGTAGCAAAGAGACATACAAAATCTAAACAATCCCATGCCATGATTGGTAGATTAGGTCTTGTTATTGATGGTACAGGTGCAAATGCTAAGAAAGTAATGGGACAAAAGAAAACATTAGAAGCTCTTGGTTATGAATGTGCTATGGTGTATGTTAGCATTCCATTAGAAGATTCAATCGAATCAGATAGAAAACGTGGTGAAGAGGGCGAAAGAACTATTGGACCAGAGCTTGTTACACAGAAATACAAAGAATTAGATAAGAGTATACCTCAATTAAAGAAGGCATTTGGTAAACTTTTTTTCGAGATAGATAACACTGTAAGGGAAAAAACACCACAAATAATTCGTAAAGTAGAAACTTTTATTAAGAAATGGTCTAAGACTATGCCAAAGAATAGAGCTGCCAAAACATGGATGAAAAATAACTAATATGAAAACATTAAAACAAATAGAAGCAATCGATTGTGCATGCGAAGAGATGTACAAAGAATTAGTAATTGAGAAGTACGAAGGCAAAACTCTCAATGATCCTAAGCGTTCACCTAAAGGTTCTCCAGGAAAGTTTCATGTATATGTGAAGAACGATAAAGGTAATGTTATAAAAGTAAACTTTGGCGATCCTAATTCAGAGATTAAAAGAGATGACCCTGCAAGACGTAAAGCTTTTAGAGCTCGTCATAATTGCGCAGATAAGAAAGATAAAACAACTGCAGGATATTGGTCATGTTACCAATGGAGAGCTAGTGCAAAGGTAGATAATTAATGCTTTCATTTAAAACAAAACAGCTAGACGAAAAAGCCCCTCCAGGCATGAAACAACTTGTGAAGGGATTCAAAGCCGATGGTATGGATGATGACAAGGCATTTGCTCTTGCTTGGTCTATATACAATAAGAAAAAGAAAAGTGAAGAGAAAACTCCAGCAAGACCACAAGAAGATGATTCAGGTTGGGTAGAAGAGTATATTACAGAAAAAAGTATTAATGGTGTAAGTGCTACAGATATGGAAGCAGTTATTGTTGTCGCATTTAACGGTGGTTGGGATAAAGCTAAAGATACCTTTGGATTAAAAAAAGAAACATATGAAGCAGGAGAAGCAATTGCATTAAATATTGCAAAAGATATTAAATCTGAAACAAATGCTCCAGCCAATTCAATGATTCATTTTGGATCAGGTGTAGGTAAACTTAATCCTAAGTGGTTAGGTAGTAATGGTACACCTAAAACAGATTTATATTCAACTTCTGGTATTAACATATCTCTTAAACAAGCGGGTGGATCTCAAGTAATGTCAGGATATAAAGAAGAAACATTATCTACATTTAATGCTGCAATTTCTAGTATGGGAGATAAGGCACCTAAAGAAATAAATAAATTAATGAAAGATCTAGAACCAGTATTAAAGAAAATCACAGTACCGGGGAATGTTAATACTATCATTAAATCAATTAAAGATAAGAGCACACCTAAAGGTGTCAGAGCCAAAGTTGGTAGCGGTAAACGTATGTTAGATATTAAGTTTAATAAAAAAGAATACGAAGCTAAAAAGGCTGAAATCATTGATTGGAAAGCTGCAATGAAAGCGCTTAATCCAGTATTTAATGATTTTTTTGAAGCTAATTTAGAGTTTAGAAAGTTTTTTGTTTATGAAGCAGCCACAGGAGAATTTAAATTTGCTCCAGATAAATATGCTAATTCAAATTGGATGGTAGTATTTGATCCTGCAACTGGTAAAGATAATAATATAGTGCAATTATCATTAGGTCCAAATAAACCAGCTCCGTATATTGAAACATTAGCTTCAAAAGTTAAAGTAAGAATATCACCTAAAACACCAACAGGTTCTAAAGTATCAGCTAAAGGTACTGCAGCAACAGTAGGTTCGTTTAGATTGACTAATGATAGTGTAGATAAAGAAACATTTTCTGGATTATTAATAAAAGAACAAGAAAAATTTAATCAAGAATTATTAACCGAAGAATATTTAACTGAAGCAAAATTATTTGCAAAACTAAAAGGTTGGTTATCTAAACTGTTTAGAACAATAATGAAAAAAATGCAACAAATAGCTAAGAAAGGATATCAAGCAATGATGGCTTATTTTGAATATCAACCTGAGAGCGTAGATACAACAGGTTTACAATTGTTTGGTTTTAAATAATATGAATCTAAAGACACACATAGCAGAAGCAAAGAATACTCACATGACCCATATCGAGGATATGGTTATTGATGGTGGAGTGGACGGAGCAAGATCAGCTATCTTCGCATTACGCGATTTAAGAGACATGTTAGCTGGTCATACAAATGATAATAAAGCCGTTACGGTTAAATGGGATGGTGCACCAGCGGTATTTGCTGGTATAGATCCTAGCGATGGTAAGTTTTTTGTTGCAAAGAAAGGAATATTCAATAAGAATCCTAAGGTATATAAGAGCGTTAAAGATGTAAGAGCCGATACGAAAGGTGACTTATCAAAGAAACTTGTAGTAGCATTTCAAGAATTTAGTAAACTTGGTATAAAGAAAGGAGTCTACCAAGGTGACATTATGTTCACTAAAAATGACTTAAAGAAAACAACAATTGATGGGAAGAAGTATGTAACCTTCCACCCAAATACTATAGTATATGCAGTACCCGTTGAAGCAGCGCAAGAGATTATGAGAGCAAAGATTGGTGTAGTGTGGCATACTTATTACTCAGGCTCAACCTTTGAAACAATGAATGCAAGCTTTGGTGTAACTACAGCAGCGTTCAAAACAGTACGTTCCGTTTGGCAAAAATCAGCGAACTTACCCGACATATCTGGTTTAGCCACATTAACCAAAAAGGATACTGATGAAATTACGAAACACATCTCGAACGCAGGAAAGCTCTTTCAAAAAATCGCCTCTACGACGCTTAATGACGTGGCTACAAATAAAGATATTAACCTCTTTATTAATACCTTTCGAAATACGAAGGTTAGATCGCAAGATGAAGTCACAGACTCCAAAGCCTACGTACAGGAGCTTATCGGATGGATCTCAAATCGTTATGATGCCGAAAAAGAAAGGCTTAAGAGCGATGCTGGGAAGGATAGGAAGGAACAAGCCAAGCTATTAGCATTAGAATTCTTCTCAGATGAGAACAAAGATGGTCTTATAAGTATGTTTGATATGCAAAATGAGTTAGTCACGGCTAAAAAGAAGCTATTAAAACATCTGGACAGTATGGATAGTATAAATACATTTATAAAGACTAAAGACGGGTTTAGAGTAACAGGCGCCGAGGGATATGTTGCTATAGACCATTTAACAAATGGTGCTGTTAAAATTGTAGATAGGATGGAATTTTCCTATAATAACTTTAGCAAAGATATAATCAAGGGATGGGAGTCCGAATCACGATGAAATTAATAGAAAGAATAGTTAAAGAATATACACAGCCACTAAACGAAGCTCGTGCAAAAAAATGGACTGATGATGATCCATACTGGTCTAAGAATATCACGGGAAAAGTTGCTGCTAAAGGTAAAATAAAAATTGATATTACTGACATATGGAGATTTGCGTTTCCATCTAAAAAGTATCAAGATGGGAAAGCAGATGGTTCAAAGGATAAATTTGGCGATCAAAATAAAAGACAGCATGCTTTTTGGAAAAAAAGATATGATATTGAAATTACCGGTCAACACTTTGATGCTCTAGCAAAAAACGGAAAAGGAGCAGTTGTTCCATTAGTATATAATAGGGGTGGTATTGCGGTAGATATGAAGCTCAAGGGTGGAGATGGTGCACCGAAGGGATATGTACCTACACCTAACGCCTCTAAGGCAACTTATGTTAAGTATAAGGATAGTAAGCATAAAGTTTTTATGTCTGGTGAAAAACAAGATATATATGATTTTTTTGTTAGCCCTGAATGGAAAAACAGTAATCAGATAAACCAAAATCTCGTGGACTTATTTAAAGCTTTAGGAGTAAAATAATGAAATTAATAGACAGATTAGTAAAATCATATACACGCATAGATGAAGCAAGAGTAAAAGATAATCACAGGTGGAATGCCAATGATGAATTAGCTACTATGAATTTCATTTATAAAGACTTTAAAAAAGAATTAGGTAGAGATCCAGGTAAACCATACATGGATGATGACGCATTAGTAGTAGGCGATGAGACTGTGCTTAATGTTAACGACAATACATCAGTCGCTGATATGAAAAAAGCGGTACAAAGCTGGGTTGCAAAAAATGCTAAGCCCGCTGCTGATGAAACTAAAGTTGGTAAATTTAATGTTAAACTGCCAACAGAATTAGGTGGAGTACTTGGTAATAAAGCAACTAAACTTGATAAGCCTCGTGCTGTTTTAAAAACTGATGTTGACAGCGCAAAAGAAATTCAAAAAGTTATAAAAGGTAAAGGTGTAAAGTTTCGTATGATGAAACGTAAAGATCACGTTGCTGTATACCTTGACTTTGATGATGGTAAACTAATGCAGGATGCATTGAAGAAAGTAGCAAAGATCAAGTAATGTCACTGCATAGCTTTAAAGAACACTATCTTGAGGAGGCTGCAGCCGAAACAGTTACCCTAAACTGGGGTAGGTTTAACCCTCCAACTATTGGTCATGAAAAGCTTTTAGACGTATCTATGTCTAAAGGATCTGGTGTACATAGAGTATATGCCACACAATCACAAGATAACAAAAAGAATCCCCTAGACTGGAAAACTAAAATTAAGTATATGCGTAAGGTATTTCCTAAGCACGCAAGACATATACTTATGGATAAGAGAGCAAAAACAATATTCGATGTTCTGACTATAGCACATGATGATGGCTTTAAGAATGTAGAGTTATTTGTTGGCCAAGATCGATTAAAAGAATTCGAAACATTAGTAAACAAATATAATGGTGTAAAAGGTAGACACGGTTTCTATGACTTTGTATCTATTAAGATACTTAGCGCTGGTGATCGTGATCCAGATGCAGATGGAGCAGAAGGTATGTCAGCCTCAAAGATGAGAGCTGCAGCTGCCAATAATGATCTTGTTGCATTTTCAAGAGGTCTGCCACCAAGATATAGAGATGCTGAAGCACTTATGACTGATGTGCGTAAAGGCATGGGTCTAAAAGAAGAAAAATCTTTTAGACAAGATGTAAAATTAAAGAAGGCTTCAAATCTTCGAGAGAAGTTTGTGGCTGGTAAATTGTTTAATGTGAAAGATCCTGTGAAAACAAATGATGGCCAAGAAGGTATTATAGATACACTAGGAGCTAATCATGTTAAAGTAAAGTTGAAAGAAGACGGAAACTTTAAAACTTTCTGGCTCCAAGATATATGTTTAAATAATTAGGAGAATATATTATGCCAAATATGGCAGGTTTAAGAAAAGATATGTACCCCGAAGGAACCACAGCAGATTTAGGCGGTTTCGAAGGACCAAACGGTGAAAGATTACTAAACGTAGAGTTTACTCAAGAAGAAGTAGATTCATGGAATGGTACAAGCTCGGACTTACCAGCGACTGGCGCTTCGGCTACCAGTAGCGCTAGTCCAGAAGTATCTAAGGTAACAGCAAAATCCACAAAAGAAGAGATGGAGATAGCTGGCCGTGAAATAGGTATTGAGCTAGATAGACGTAAGTCTAAAAAGACTCTATGGAGTCAATTAAAGAAGGCAATGAAGTAAAACCCTAATAAATATATATTATGGAATTGACTAAGAATAACTTCGAGTTATATGCTGCGAAGCATTATCAAAAAGATAAGTGGTCCACCGACGATGATTTTAAAGAAGATATCTCTCGGTTTAAGTATATTAACAGATTAGTCAATAGGTATTATCGTGATGATGAATTAAAAGAACGATTAATACTAAACCATATTATTGTTTTAGGTAATGTGTTAGGACCATCAATCTGTGCAGAGATACTAATGCACAAAACTCATCCGGTCTTACAAAGTATTATTAAAACCTTCTTGGTATATTTAAACTATTTGCCAGAAGAAGACTATGTTGAGGTTCCATTAGACTCAACTGTTATAGATGTATTAAGGAAGCTATGAGTTATTTAAAGGAAAGCGCAGTAGATTTATTTATTACGTATAAATTTATTCGCTTACTTACAACAAAGTGGA